TTTGCCTTATTTGGTCTCAATTGAGGAACTGCTTTCATAGTTCCTTGAGTTCCAGCACCAACGCTGTTCCTTTGCATATTAGTCGCAACCATCATCATCATTGGTAGGACATTATTAACGCCCATAACCATATTACCACCACCAAATCCACCAAACATAGCACTGTTAATGGTTGGTGAGAAGATATTAAGAGAATTGCCACCAAATGCTGCAAAGGTGCTTTTGTTGCCACCAAAATTCATTTTTGGGCTAAATGATGAATTATTAGAAACATAGTTTCTTTTTAGAGAACCTCCTCCAATCTTTAAGTTTGTTGTTTTAGAACCGCCAGAAGAAACTCCACCCATATTCATATTAACAGATGTTGATGAAGTCTCCGGTTGTCCTCCTACTTGAGTTTTTTCACCATCTCCTGGCAATTTCCTTACGTTACTACCAATCAGTCCACCACCATGAGCCTTGATAACATTCTGAACAACCTGAGGTCTGTTATTACCACCACCAGCAGCATTCATTCTCTCCAGGTTTGCAACACCGTATTTTTCAACGGCACCGCGAGACATAACAAACTCACCGTCAGATAACATAGCAGGAACTTTATCAACACCCTTCTCACCACTCACAAATCCACCAAAAGTTCCCAACTTTCCAACCAAAGACTTGCCAAATTTGCCAACCATCCCCATCATACCACCCATCATCTTACTGAATACTTCACCACCACCACTGAATTTAACAGTTGGTGTCTCAATTTTTGGCATTGGTTCTGGTTTAAATGTGTCCTCAATTTTATTTGAGAGCATCGTGCCACCGACAGCAACTGCTCCAGTTGTGATAAGACCAGTTAAAAGTTTTCCTTTTCTTCCACCAAGGAATCTTGCTACACCACCTGCTTTACCAATTCCTGCTCTAGCTGCTAAACCTGCTGCTGCTCTTGCTAATCCAACTGCACCCTTAACAAGAAGACCTATAAAACCACGAACTAATCCACCAAGACCTGTTCCAAATAATAAAAACGCTGCAGCAAATTTAGGCCAATGGTCACTTAAAAACTGACCAATTGCTTTTAGTTTGTCTTGATTTTCTTTGTCAGAGAACCAGTCAATTAACTTGATTAGGAATTTCCCTAAGATAATTCCCATTATAAAATCAATAATTTTTTGAAGAATACCTTTTACTGGAGCGACTATCTTCATCGCACCATCTACAGTCTTCTTAAACCCTTTCTCAAGATTTGCTTCTAACTTTGCTCTACTCTCTTTCTCTTCTTTCTTTCTTTGTGCTTCCGCAGTATCTTTGATTAGAGTATTCTGTTGCTTTAATATTTCAATAATATTATCAAGAGATTTTATAATATCTCCAATATAATCTTTCTCTTCTTCCTTTGCCGCTGGTAAAAGTTTTGGTGCAGTAACTCCACCCAGTTTCTTCAGAGGACTGGTGGTTTGAATATCCTGTGCCTTAATTTTTTTCTTCTTTACTTTGAATCTACCAGTCTTTCTCTTGACCTTCTTAAATTCTTCTGTGAGTATTTCTGTTTCTTCTGTAGGAATTTTACTGTCCGACATTCTGCCAGCAGCCATCCTCTCCCTCAGAAGAGTTTTGTATGTGGCATAGTCAATACCAATGGCATCATCAAGACCAAGTAGTCTTAAAATTCTTTCATCTACTTCTTCATCAACTAATTTATCTTCACCATCTCCTTCAGACACGACGAGAGCAGACTCTTTTTTTGCCTCGTCGCGTATAGATTTTAGGAGATCGTCAAGATCAGATGCCATTTGCTTGCTGGTGTTTTAATTTTTCTTCTTCAAGGTGTTGTTGAAGTAACGCAACATAAATGTCACGCTCCCAAGGCATCATATTTTCTACCTCTGTTAATGAGTATTTATGATACTGCATTAAGGCAAAGTTTAATCTAAAGTATGACTCTAAGTCCATGTGACTTAGACCTACCCGAAAAAACTTGCTAGACCCTCAAGAACAACCTCACTTTCAACTTTGGTTTTTGGATTCATTACCTTAACCACATGCGAAAGTTTAGGCATAGTCGCATAAAACTTCTCAATCTCTTTGAACTGAGATGAATTCATTGATTCAATAAAATCACGAATTTCTTTTTTAGTGCAATCAGAGGCAGCCCATACTTCATCTGCAGTAAAGATAGTATCAATACCAGAAGCAATCAATTCAAAAGATTGATCCATTTCACTACCATTTTCCAAGTCAAAGTTGTTCTTGATGAATTCGTCCAATGAAGGATACTTCATCTGCATCATAATCTCATCATCAAGTTTAATCTTATTAGTGTGCTCATCATTCTTTTGAACTTGAATATCATCCAAGTTAATCTCAATTTTTACTGGAGTCTCCTCATCATCAGGACAAACAATATTAACCTCGATAACTTCTCCAACAGACTTACCACGAATGTTCAAGAAGAGATATTCAATATCAAATGTAGGAAGTTGTTCTACTTTGATACCTTTGGTTAGAATACAGTTCTTAATGACTGTCTTGATAGCTGTTGTGATTTGCTTTGTATCTTCACTCTCAAGTGCAATCACAAGAACTTTCTCTTCTTTTACAAGGAAAGGTCTATATTGAATTGTTTTTCCAGTTGAAGGCAACTCAAGTTCATAAGTTGGTGTAGAAATCTTTGGTAAAGGCATAATATCCTATAAAGTTATTTCAGTGTGATTATTTATTAGTGTATCAGAGGATTTTTTCTGTTATGAATGGAACTTGGCCACCATTAAGAGATTGATTAAAGATTCCATTATCCACCGTAAATTTTGAGTAATCATTTCCAAGACCAAAATCAATCGGATTAGTAAATGATTGATTTATTTGTGCTCCTGTGAGTGGAGTAATCTCTGCAAATGGATTCTGACCAAGAATATCCTTATTGCCAGACACCTGTTCAATAAAGTACCTGATATAAGAAAATGAAACAGTACACTTTAATAAATCAGAAGCATCATATGAAACTGGAATTGATGATACAGAGATTGGATATGCACCTATGAAATTATATTTCAACATATTATGATTATAATCCCTCTCATATTTTGTGATTGCTATGTCACCATAATATTCTTCGGGATATCTCATTTTGTATGAGGAATATTTATTTACAATACTATTTTCCCCTGCTATTGATTCATTCGCAATATACTTTATCCACCCTTCAAATAATCTAATGGGCAAATAAGAGTTTGGAGATGGTTTTTGTTTAATGAATTGATTAACCAGAGACTTTCTTCCCAATATACTATCGGGTGTTGGTACTGATTGGTCCTGCATAACATAAAAAGTTAGATCAATACGATCATCAAACAATCTACGGTATGCGTGTCTCTCTGTTACACCAGTAAAATCATTATTAATCTCTGTTGTTGCAAGAGATGATCCTGGCAATACAGTTTCTGAACAACACAGGTGCAAAAAGTTTTGGTCAAAACCCAAGAGTTGATTGTCGCTCTTGAATTTTTCCCAAGTATATTCTTCAGCACCAGGAGGTTCTTGAATGAAAACATCAAAGTGAGATGTTGTTGCTGGTCGCAACAAATTAGATTTTATATCAGATACAGATCTTCTTCTTGGTCTGGGTGCGTTAACTGCCATCTATAAATAGATTTACCTTATATATTATGTAGTAGAGATAATGGGAGAAACTTATAAAAGTAGATACTACCCATCCTTCCCAAACAAATACAAAGGCAACCCAAATAATATTATATGCCGTAGTAGTTGGGAACGCAAGTTTTGCAGATGGTGTGACCTGAATGAAAATGTTCTTCAATGGGGCAGTGAAGAATTTTCAATCCCATATGTGTCTCCACTAGATAATAGAATTCATAAGTATTTTCCAGATTTTATTATTAAGTTGAAAGAGAACTCTGGAAGAATTAAAACTTATGTGATTGAAGTTAAACCAAAGAAGCAGACACGACCACCAAAAACGCCAAAGAGACAAACAAAGTCATACATCTATGAGGCGACTGAGTATGCAAAGAACCAAGCAAAGTGGAAGGCTGCCGAAGAGTTTTGTGCTGATAGAAGAATTGAATTTAAAATCATAACAGAAGACGAACTAGGTATTAAGTAATGCCAAGGAAGACAATCAAGCAAAGACAACAAAGTAGTGGTATAGATAGAGGTCTTTCTATTAAGAAAAACTTAGTTGGCAATGAAAGTCCTGATGATATTATGGAAATGATTATGGAAACTTTTTCTGAGGAATTAGTTCCTGAAGTCGGTAGTTATTATACTTTTGTTTATAACCCAACAACCCCAAATATACAGTATGACCAGTATCCATTAGTTGCAGTAACAGAAGTATTTGCTTGGGGTTTTCGTGGTATCAATTATCACTGGGGGTCAGCAAGAAATTATGGGTGGGGAGAAGTTGTTGGTAAGTTTCATCCCGTAAATACTATGGAGTTGAAAACAATGAGATCCCTGCCTTATGCAAATTACCTCATAAATAACTAAAAAAGGTAAAATGGCAAATACTTTTAAGTATGCTTATAGTCAATCAGTTGCTAATAAGTTACCTGGCAGTAATCAAAATTACTTTTTTAGAACTGTCGTAAGATATGAATTAGATTCAAACGGGAAACCAACTGGAAAATCAACATCCCAGTTATATTATTTACCAAGCGATGACAAAGGTAGTGGATGGAAAAGAGGTGATGAAAATACTGGAGAAGGATTTAATAGTCAAGGATATGTTTTAGCTGCAGAATCAAGTGATGGTGGGGCAACATGGACTCCAAAGCAATACACCGTGGAAGATGTTGATAAACACTCAAATGTATCAGCTGGCAGAGTAGGGGAAAATGTTTTAGGAGAAACTGCTTTACAATCCCTACAAACACCTGGGGGAAGGTTTTATGATACTGCACAAAACAGTATAATAAACACTGCGGTTAGTACCAAAGTACCTAATCTTGCCTCGTCAGTATCAGCAAAGCGAAAAAATGCAGCAGCAACCGATGGTAATAATAATGGCACAAACCCGAATAGTGGTAATAATGGTGGTAATAATGGTGATAATAATAGCGGAAATAAAAACCAGAGTGACTCAGAACCACCAACAGTTGATGTTCCAGAAGAATTAGAAAATGTTCAGTCAAGAGAAAAATATGCAAAGGAATTAATATATCCAGAAGCATTGAGACAACAAACTCAGGATTACTTAAAAATTCAGATGGTTGAATACAAACCAAGAGGAACTGCATCCAATGATACCGGAAGTTTAGCTCTCCAATCAAGAACCAACCTTCAGAGGGGTGGCGAACTCGCTAAAGATAAGGATAATAAACCATTTAGAAAATTATTATCAACAATTTACCTACCAATCCCTGGTGGAATTTCTGATAACAATACTGCAAATTGGTCTAAGGGTGATGTTGATGTTCTTGAAGGTATATTTGCTAATGTTGCTAGTAAAGCTATGGATGGTGATGCCTCAGGCCTGAAGGACGCGGGCACAAATGCTGCTGGGGCAGTTCAGAATAATACATCGGGAGTGAAAGGACTTGTTAAACAAAGTCTTATTAAAAGTCTTACAGGAGTAGATTTATTAAAAAGAAATCTTGGTGCCGTAGTAAACCAAAACACAGAATTATTATTTGACGGGCCTGGTCTTAGAAGTTTT